TCAGCACTAGAAAAATCATTTGAGTATACCCAAATCGCACCATTACCCCTTTCTTTATTTAAAGATCTTATAACAGACGCTAGACTAGACGCTATTTCATCTCTACTTCTTCTGGAGAAAGGACTATTCAATCCCACATGTCCTCGAATTCTTAATGTATATAAATCTGACCATTCTATTTTAGATAGTCTGTAGTATTCAGGTGAGTATCTCATTATTTTATGAAGTTCGTAAAGATCTATTAAACCTTTACGAACTTTTGATTAGATTGGTGTATTTTTGATAAAGTTTGAAATATCGTCTAACTTTTCTTCCATATCTAATCGCTCATCATATAAGAAGAATATATCACCATTCAGATCCCTTAGAGATCTATAATTTGTGGTAAATATATTTTGATTTATGGTTGATTTTGGATAAATGAATCTCCAATCTGAGATAGAATCTTTAGATTTCCACAACTCTAACAATGTATCTATAACTTCTCTAGAATCTTTAAATGGAACTAAATGTGACATGGTATTCCAATCCTCATTTTCTAGATTTATTAAATCCTTTCGAAAGACATCGAATTCTTTCAGAGTTATATCATATTTTAAATAAAACACATACACTTTATATTTCACACATATATGCGTTTTATCATATTTTGAATGGAAGAATGATCCATCTTCCGAATCCAAGACATCTCTCATAGAGATTGGAGTAACGTTAAAATACTCATTCCAAACTCTAACTTGTGTGCTTAGATCATCTATAGAACGGTCTAATGTTTTCCCCAGACTCGTAAATTCACCAAATCGCGTGTTTTTACGATGAGATAATGTCAGTTCACAAAACCAATCATCTGTATGATTGTCGAATCCTACCAATATTTGGTCATCCCCAATATTATCAGGATCGTTGATGAACCTTTCCCACTCTAATACTGGGAAATTTAATAGTGCTTGTTTAGTTTGTGTGAGTGCAGAGGCATCTCGTTCCATCGCTGTTTGTTTTTTAGTTTCAAACATACATAGATACAATAACAGAAAAAATCGACTTGTCAATCAATTTATTTCCAACTTGTCAATTCATTATCTCATATTAAATAATAATGAATGACAACAAAACGCGCACCTCGTAAGAGGAAAGAGTCGGATATAACAGAAGAATTCAAAACAGCATATAAAGCTAACTTCAATTGTTCAAACATATTATTAAAAAAACAATTACCTCTGACTGATAATCAAATGTCATTCTACTACTTATCACAAAATGATAAGACTAATATGATATTTTTAGATGGACCTGCGGGTAGTGCCAAAAGCTATTGTGCGGTATATTCAGCACTTGAACTTCTTAAAGATCGAAAAGTGGATAAGATTATCTATATTAGAACTGTTATTGAAAGTGCGTCTAGATCTTTGGGATATCTCAAGGGAGATGAGACTGAAAAGTTTGCAGCTTATACAATGGTATTAAATGAAAAATGCTTAGAAACTGTAGATAAGCAAACATTAGCTGCACTTACAGAACAGGAATATATTAAAGCTATTCCAGTGAACTTTGCACGGGGATTAACATTTAATAACTCATTGGTTATTTTCGATGAAGCTCAAAACGCCACCAGATCTGAACTTACCACTATTCTCACAAGATTTGGTAGAAATACCAAGTATATTGTATGTGGGGATGGTAAACAAAAGGATATTAAAGATTCTGGATTTGATGAAGTATTTAAATTGTTCGACACTGAGTTCTCAAGAAAAAACAACATTCATTGTGTGAAATTTGATGTTTCTGATATTGTCAGATCACCAATATTGAAACATATCACACAGGTTCTTGGAGTTTAATTAAACCCATTGGGTCTACCCTCCCAAGAAGTCCCACCAAATGGATTAAACGGATGCCCCTCTCTAGAATTTTCTAGGGGTGCGGCATTCGTGTTTATGGTTGGATTTACAACTTGCTGCATTTCTTGCACCCCTTCGATAGCCAATTCTTCAGTTAGCGCAATCGCAACTCGTTCTCCGTCAGATGCTAAAAACTGTTCTCCAAATTGTTTGACTTGGATTTTGAAGTTTTCGTCGTTATTTGATACTATTTCAATATTCATATATAAACATAATATCCGAAATATAATAAATGTCAATCAAGGTTTAACTGATTTATGTTTTTTATATTTGGATGGTTTAGTAGAACCCATTCTAGAAGTATCTTGGGCAGATGTATTTATTATTTTAAAATTACCATTATGATCGAATAGAAAGCTTAATTTTTTGGTATCCGGTATAGGTTTTTTAGTTGTTGGATTTTTACCAATTATTCTATAACCAACAACTACTTTATTCTTACCGGAATCAATAACTTTTTCCCGTTTATCCATCAAATAACCAGCATCTAAAAGAATATCTTCATATTCCTTTGCCAATCCACCGTATCCAACATCTACACCCTTTCTGGTTGCTCCTGCGATATCTCGCACCCCAGCTTCAAACCTATGTAAAGGATTTGTTATTTCTGGTGCTACATAATCTAAAGTTTTAGCTATACCCTTAGTAGCACCCATTAAAGCCCCTCCTGCCAATTTTCCAACTTTTCCAATACCTCGTAAAATAGGACTCTTTCTTAAATCCCAAAACCCTTCATCTAATAATTGTCGTTGTGAGTATTTCATATATTAACTTCTATATTTCTATGAGCTACATCAGCAAGACCAACATCTATGAGCGCATCAAGCTCGTTCTGAATGAATAGTTTACCAATTAAAACTTTATGAGAATTTTCAGATCTATTTCCTATAGAAAATGGAATATCTCGAAATATCTTATTACCAATTTTAACATTGAGTAAAACTACCGGACGATCTTCCTTATTTCCTGCTCCTAGATTGATCGTGATATGATCTGAAATAGGCTTCTCCAACACCACGCCATTCTCGGTAGTGAACCTTACCATCTCACCATCTTGGTGTATATCTTCCCCATGTAATACATTAAAAGCTCCATTTCCGGTGTCTAATTTTGCACGTATCTGTCCGACTCCATCAATATAAATAGTTTCTTCAAGACCTAATACGGTTTTTTCCACAAAATATTGCTTGAAACTTCTCATTCATTTATAATTCAATATTATCGGATTGTTCAAATCCAGTATTTGCGAAATCAGCTTCGGCATCAAGTCTGTGCCAGATATCAGAAACGTAATCAGCAGCTTTAATAAGCTTTGCTTGCATCCATGGTTCCAATTCTTTTTCTTTACAGATATCTAAAAGTCTTTTTGAATATTCCGCAAGTTTCTTAACATCGGAATATACAACTTCATTGTATGATTGTTCTTCAGTTTCCAGACCAGTCATTGGTTCAAATTCTACAACCATTTCTGATTCTTCATCTGTGAATGCTGGATCTTCCACTGTTGGATCACTTTCACTCATATCATCATATTGTGGAAGTGTGGAATAAGGATCGGTGTATCGTTCCCACATTAACTGATTTTCTCTATTTTTAAATCTCATAGTATTATTTATATTAAATGTTATTTAAATCCTTTTTAAGATCCCCACCTTGGGTTTCTGCTGAAATAATTGATAGGACTAATGGTAAGACTTCTTCTCTAGCATTAGAATATCGTTTCATTTGCATAACATTTTGAAGATTTAAAAGTGTTCTAGCATCTTCGGAAGATGGTGAGAATAATGCAGCATCAATTAAGTCTGAAATATATTGATCTTCTCCTTGAGAAGTTAAAGGCATCGTTTCATCTGCTGGTTCCTCTGCGTTTGGGTCTACTGCATCCTGAACGTCTTGCGGTTGTTGTGATGGATCTGGTTCCATTTGCTGCATATTAGGATCTTCGCCCTGCTCTTTAAGCAAACGATGATACTTATTCATAAGTTGTATTGTTTTAGACTTCATTAATATGTTGGATTGATTTGTGAACGTTTAACTGCTTGTAATCCCTTTTGGATTCTTTCAGTTCCTTTTTTATAAGCATCAACTGCTTGTCCAGCTACTTGTTGTCTCTGTTTGACTGCTGTTTTAGCCTTTTGAGCTGGAGTCCCCCAAGCCTTTGCAGCTAATCCTCTTAGCCCACTATTAGCTTTATTACCAAGATTTTCAACTTCTTGATCCACTTCATATGTTCCAGTTCCAGCATTAATACTTTCGGCTTCTTCCTCTGGTTGTGATACATTTACTGCTATAGTGTCTTCTCCAGTATCAATATAAACCATATCAGTATCCCTAACTAATGAAACATTAATGCCTTTCGATTTTAGAAAATCAATCAATTTCCATTTTGGATCACTGGTGTTTCTTGGATCGAATTCTTCTATTAAAGTTAAGAACTTATTCATTCATATATTTAGCAAAGAACGGTCATCTTGTTTACTATATCTTTGAAATATGTATCTGTTAATGCTTTAAATCCTTCCTTTTCAAGATATTTTTTAATATGTTTGAATGTTTTGGGTTTAGTTTCACTTCTTATAAATGTTTCAAATTCATCTATTTTTAAGGAATTACTTTTTAGGAAATCTAGAAATACATTTATATGCCATTCATCTTCCCAAACCTTTATCCCAAAGATTGTTTGTATTTTTTTTATTATGGTTTTATGAAATTTATGTAATCTCATCCAATTATTACTATAATAAATTATTTTACAATTATGGGGATTATCTTTTAGAAATTCACATATATTAACTAAAAAATAATGAAAATATATTTTCTGATGATCCTTTTTCTCTAAATTAACTTCCAATCCCATGGATGATATGTATCCATAATACATTTTATTAGTTTGTTGGAAAAATATATCTAAATCCTGTATGTAAATATTATACTTTTGAAATAGACTCATGATAAATTCAACATATCAATAGATCTTGGAATGTCAATATAATTTTTTGGAACTACTGCTATTCTACAATTGAGGATACCATTATAGAATCTATTATCCATTAATGAATTTGTAAGTATCTGCCAAGATAATTCACTATAAGTCATATGGAATTTCGAATCACATAATTCTATAACTTCTCTTGTGAAATTTTCTATACCATATTTTTCAATATCTGCCAATAATTCTTTTGATGATCCCCAATATTTTTCAACATCATTATCTTTAAATTGTATTCTATTTCTAGTTTTTCCCTTTAATGGTTTTTTCTTTACTCTTTTCATACATTGTTTTTTACCAATGTAATATCTTTTTCCATTATTCTTTACTATATCTGGGTGATTATTAGTTATTATGTATACAAATCCGAAAATATTACTGTAATCTTCTGGTAAGTTCTTCCATTTTTGTGTATTCATATTCTTTTTCTCTATTGTTATTTGTTGATTATGATTCAATGTCAATTATTGTACATTAATTATAATTAACTATAACTAATTTTTATTTTCAACTATTTTCAATTTACCCTATTGACTTTCATATATTGTGAATATAATTAAGGGGTGGTGGGCGGGCTAGGTACTATTATATAACTAGTTATAGTTAATTATAATTAATGTACAATAAAGAATAAGAAATTCTATAACTAGTTATAACTATTATAATAACTTATTAGGGCGCATTTTCCGTGCCAACTTTTTAGATTTCTTACCTTTTTTTACAAGTCCTGTTCGACTTTGAATTCTTCCCATAACATATGGGATACGATTATCATTTGGGGCATAATCATCGGCGTTTTCTAAATTACCACCAGAAGTTGGCATTCCACCAACCACACCACCAACATCCATTTCCACTAAAACTTTATTTTCATAGATATCTGATAAATTTTGTCTTGACATTGGCATATTGTTATTTATAATCATGATACATAAAATGACAATAGACGAACTTAAGCAGAGATTCCGTGAATTCTCTAACATTAATGATATGAATATGGATAGTAGGCTTCTACAAATTCCGGGTGAGAAACATTATTGGGTATCTTGTCTTATTGATGCTAAGAATGAACGATATAAAACTTTAAAGGTTAAGAAAAAGACCAAGGAATCTCTCACTAAGAAAATAATCGAAGAAGGAATCGTCAATCTAAATAAACAGACGTTGGATAATCTTGAAAACACAGATTCTATTGAGAAACTGAATGATAGACTTCATGAATTGGAGATGTTAATAGAATATTTGGAACTTTGTGTGAAGATTATATCATTCATTGGGGGGGATATGAAGAATATTCTCGAACTTAGAAGATTACAGTTGGAATGATTACGTTTGATTATGATAAATCATATAGACGAGGAAAATTGATTTGTGATGAATCAATTTTGACGTTTGTTCGTAACCACTTTTCCGAAAGTAATCCAAGTGCATCATTTGCTAATAAGAAATTAAGACAAACTGGATCAAATAAAAGAATCCCGGATAGAAATTTCGCCATTCAGAAAAATGGTTCATTTGATCTGGGATTATATGAGGAAATTAGAAAATTTTTAAGATCTGAAAATATATCTGATCTAGATTGCACTCATGAATTTACTAAAGCTATTATATGTGGATTTGGTGATGTAGAGGTTGTTGATGGACTTCATCATTCATTACGGGACTACCAGACCGAAACCGTTAAAAGATGTCTTAAATTGGGTCGTGGGACCATTGTGGTGGCAACTGGTGGTGGTAAGAGTTTAATTCAAGCGTCACTTATTGAAAATTGGAAATTATTGAATGGATCTGTGAAATGTCTAGTGATTGTCCCCGGAACTTCTTTAGTTAGTCAGTTATTAAAAGATTTTGAAGAATATAAAGTTTCATTTACATATTCCGGGTGGACTGGATCAATGGAAAAGCAAGATACTGAAGTTATTATAGTTAATACTGAATTATTATGTTCCCAATTTGGTAACTTTAAAGAATTAGTTAATGTTGATCTTCTATTGAGAGACGAGTGCCATGGGACAAAGGTTCAAAATAAGGTTACTAAAATTATAGGTAAAATAAAAACCCCTAATAAGTTTGGATTTACAGGCACTCTTCCAAAGGAGAAGATCGAAGCTTGGAAAATTCTGGGAACATTTGGTGAAGTTATTTATGAGAAGAACTCTAAGGAGTTGAGGGATGAAGAATATCTCACTGATGTTCAAGTCATTGTTTTAAAATTAAATCATAAATATATACCAAAGGGTTACAAACAAGAATTAATGGTAATTCAGAGAGATGAGAATAGACATAAATTTATCCGTAAGATTGTAGATAAATTAAATCAAAATGTCTTAATACTAATTAATCGATTGGAGCATGGAGATAATTTATCCGAGTTTCTACAATTTGATGATAAAGAGACTTACTTTGTTCATGGGGGAGTTCCAGTAGGAGAACGGGCCGAAATTATCCAGAAGATGGAAACTCAAAGCAATATAATATGTAATGCCATGTCATCTATATTCTCGACAGGTATTAATATTAAAAATATACATTATATTGTATTTGTGGCGGGTGGTAAATCATTCATCAGAACTGTTCAATCAATCGGTAGAGGTCTACGACTACATTCAACAAAAGAAAAACTTATAATCTTTGATGTATATGACAATTTCAAGTTTTCGACTGCCCATGCAGACGAGCGAAAAAAATTTTATGATGATGAACAAATACCGTGGAGGGAAGTGGAAATAAATATATGATTACGTCAAAGGAAATAAAGGAGAAATTTTATGTATCATCTAAATTGTTTCGAGAACAATTGGGAATATATTATGAAAACGATAATATGACTAATGAATTGGCTACTAATATAGTTAAAATTGCAGAAGGGCTTAGTTATAATTGGAGATTCATCAATTATACCCAATCATGGAAGGATGAAATGGTTGGAGATGCAATTGTTAAGATGTATTCGGCATTAGAATCTAAGAAATTCAATATTGATTCAACATTTAATCCATTTTCATATTTCAATCAGATAGCATGGAATGCATTTTCCAATAGAATTAAAAAGGAAAAACGTCAACATGAAGGATTGGAAGAATATAAGCAGATTGTATATGAAAATGAGATGAATGATTCATCCCATGGTTCAGTATATATCAGACCAATGTTGGAACACGATTCGGAGGATAGTTATTACGAGTGATTATAAATTAGACGAAGAAGATGGTGGAGAATAGTAAAAACATGAACTTTGAACAAATCGTAATTTTAATATCTGCGTTGTTGTATTTTTCAGTCAGTGTGTCATACTTGTTGAAACAGCAATACGCATGGGCATTGGTATGGTTCGCATATACTACTGCAAATATCGGATTAATTTTAGCTGGCAAGAAAATTTAAATTATGTTTAATAAAACACTCAATACATACGTTAGTAATTCTTATGGTGGACCATCTAAAATAGATGTAACTGAAAAGAGAGCACCAACTGATGAATCAGTTAGATTGTTGAATGAAATGCAGCAAAAGGCATTTGATAATATTGTTGAATGTGTGAAGTTATCTAATAATGAATTAACGGATGCTACTTACTGGATATATCCTGATTATAATTCATTTTCTCAACGTGCTAGAATTAGATTTAAATTAAATGGTAAAGTCAAAGATTTTGAATTTACATTACCACATGAGCGCACTGATAAATCAGATATTCAAAAAATGATAATGTCGGAAATTTATTCGGAAATTTCAAAGGATATATTTGCTGGATTTGTGGATAGGACAATGAATTCTCTTATAGAAATTTACAAAAGATGATTAAAAAATCTAAAGTAGCAATATTTTCAGACCTCCATTTGGGTCTATATGGGAATTCTGAACAATGGCACGAAATCGCTCTTAAATGGGCTGATTGGATTGTTGGGGAATTAAACAAGAAGAAGATTAAGGATATATTTTTCCTTGGAGACTTCTTTCATAACCGTTCCGAAATCAGTGTTCAGACTATTCATATAGCATCTAAGATTCTTGAGAAGTTTGAGAACTTTAATATGGTCATGATTGTTGGTAATCACGATGCGTTCTATAAAAATCGATCAGATGTTCACAGTCTCAGTCTATTAAACGCACACAAAAACTTAACAATCGTTGATAGAAACTTAACGATTGAAGCGTTTGATAAAAGAATGCTGTTTGTCCCTTGGAATGGGGAAGTTCCAGATGAAAAGTTTGACTATATCTTCGGACATTTTGAAATTATCAATTTTAAAATGAATAATTATAAGGTTTGTGATCATGGAATGTCTGCTATGGACTTCCTCGCAACCAAAACGAATACTGTTTTTTCTGGACATTTCCACACCCGATACTCTAAAAAGTATAATGAGGGAAATATCCATTATGTTGGAAATACATTTCCACATGATTTCAATGATTATGAGAATGTGAAGGGATATTACACACTTGATATAGAAGACGGTGAACTTGAATTCTTTGAAAATCCAGTCTCTCCAAAATTTGTAAAGATATTTGCTTCTAAAATCAAGGATTATAAAAAGAACGATTTTGAAAACAATGTAGTTAAGCTTATAATCGATATCGATGCTACTGATAAACAAGTTGAGAAGATTCAAACATATGTTTCCAAACATAAACCATTCCAATCACACACTGAATACAATATTGTTGTTAAGACTGTTGATGATGTGGAAGAAATCGATAGTATTGATTTAATGGATTCGATTGATGAGTTTATTGATCAGTTGAAATTGGAAGATGAAAAAAATAAGAGAGTGGAAAGTTTAATGAAAGAATTATATGACCGAAATAAATGAGGGACAAATATGGTGGAGAAAGGGAAGAGAACCAAAATATGGTTCATGGGGCGGTATAAATATTATCCAAAAATTAAAAGATGGTAGATATTATGTATATCAATATCATGAACCCGGTGAACGGAAGGTATTTGATGAGGAATGGATATTAGAAGATTATTTTTTACCAAACTCAGATAAATTATGAAAGAAATAGGTAAATGTTTCGAATGTGAGTCTACAGTAGAATTACACAACCACCATGTAGTTCCTAGATCTCTGGGAGGTGTTAAAACTATAAAGCTTTGTAAATTTTGTCACGGGAAAATACATGGGATAGATTTTACCAATCATGGAATTTTAATAAAAATGGCACTCCAAGTAAAAAAAGAAGAGGGTGTAATCTTGGGTCGTCCTATTGGATCGGGTAAATTGGATAATTTAGATTTACTTAAAAAACACACAGATATTCATTCATGTTTATTGAATAAAATGAGTATCAGAAAGATTGCTAAACATGTTGGATGTGGTCGTTCTACCGTTCAAAGAGTGAAAGAAGCTTTAAATAATGCGTAAAATAACATACAAAACTCTCAAAGTTCAGAACTTCCTTAGTATAGGAAATGATACAGTCACTCTTGAGTTTCAAGATGGGTTGAATCTTATCACAGGTAAAAATATAGATAACCCGGAGCGTAAAAATGCTGTTGGTAAATCTGTGTTGATTGATGCCTATTACTATGCTTTGTTTGGAACGACCATTCGTAATATCAATAAAGAATTTGTAGTTAATAACGTAACCAAAGGTAAAGGATTGATAGAGTTGTGGTTCGATGTTCAAACCGATACTGAAACGAGTTCGTATAAAATTGTTCGTCAGATTAAACCATCTACTGCCGAGTTGTTCAAACTTGGAGCTAAAGAAGAAGATATTTCCAAAGATTCTATCGCAAATACTAACAAGTATATTTGTGAATTGATTGGTTCCAACTCTATAATTTCCAAATCATGTGATATTCTCTCATTGAGTGATAACATTCCATTTATGGCCAAAAAGCCAGAAGAAAAACGTAAGTTTATTGAAGATATTTTTGCTCTGGAAATCTTCGGAAAGATGTTAAAGGATTTAAAGGAACTTATCAAAGATAATAAATCCGATAAATCAGTTTCATCGACCAAATGTGAAGAAATTAAGAACTCGATAACTACTTTAAGAACTCAATTTGAAACTCATAAGAAACAAATTGAAGAACGCGAAGAAAATCTTAAAAAAAGGAAAGATGAAATAGAAAAAAATATCAAGGAAACTAAAGACAAGATGGAATCTCTGAAGTTTATTGAAACCTCAGATCTGGAAATCGAATTATCGAAATATAAAAAGGCTTTAGATAATTTAAACACGAAAATAAGTGATTGTAATATCTCTATATCTCATGAGAGTATGAATATAGGGGGTATGAAATCTAAAATTAAGGATTTTAACTCTATAGAATTTGGCCATAAGTGTTCGAAATGCTTACAAGATATTCCCGCTAATTCCGATCACGTTAAAGAAGAATTAGAAGCATGTGAAAAAATGTTAAAATTTCATACCGATGCTCATAATTCATTTGAAGAAGAATCGGTTAAAACTAAAGCTCTTAAAGACAAAGTTAATTTAAAAATTTCTCAACTAGAAAGTTCAATTTATGATAATAGATTGAACATGAGCAAATGCGATGTATTATCAGCATCTCTAAGTTTATATGAAAAGAATTTAGTAGATTTAAACAATGACTTAAATGATTCATCTGAAGGATTAGATAATTTCGAAGAACTTATAGTTCAAACAGAAGAACGATTGGAGCTTGAAACTATCAATTTTAATGATCTTCTTCAAAAATCAGAAGATTTAGAGACATGTAAGTTTATTCTTGGAGAAGAAGGTATTAAATCATTCATCATTAAGAGACTTTTAGATATGTTGAATGCCTCTGTTCAGAAATATATCACAGAACTCGGCATGACCATGCGTTGTAAGTTTGATGAATACTTTGATGAACAAATAACCAACGATAAAGGTAAGAGTATATCATACTGGAACTTCTCCGGTGGGGAAAGAATGACCATCGACATCGCGTGTGCATGGGCATTTAAAGATATCAAGAGAAAAATATCAGGAGTCTCGAATAATGTAGAATTTCTCGATGAATTCATGGATAAATCCCTTGATGTTGTTGGGTTAGAACGCCTAATTGAAGTATTAAAAGAGAGAATATCTAAAAATAATATGTCAGTATACACAATTTCTCATCGAGTTGAGACACTTAAACATATTGATTCCGAAACGGTGATGTT